TGCTAACCGTAGAATGTATGGAACGCAAGGATTAGATATTGCGCATATGGTTTCAAAAACAACAAAATATTCAAAAATAATATTGGATCCAAATATAATACAAGATGAGTTGGAAAATGCATATTCTATCGCATTAAATGGAAGAAAAGGACCGGTATTATTAGATATTCCATTTGATATTCAAACTAAAAATATTGAATTTCGTCCTTGGAATAGGTATGTGCCAGAAATTATAAATAATGGGATATCTAATATTAAATCTTTAATATTGAATTCTTTGCAACCAGTTATAATAGCCGGGAATGGCATTAAATTGTCAAAATCCGTAGATAGTTTTAAAAATATTATAAATAACATTCAAGTTCCTGTTTTATTAACCTGGTCAGGTATTGATATTTTACCAGATGACCATCCATTGTATTTTGGGAGACCCGGAATATATGGTCAACGTGCTGCCAATTTTATTTTACAAAAAAGTGATTTAGTACTAGTTTTGGGAAGTCGAATGGCACTTCCACAAACTGGATACGATTTTAAAGAATTGGCTCGTGGGGCAAAAATTGTAATGGTTGATGTAGATACAACCGAATTTAAAGAGTTTGCAACACTATGCATTAATACAGATTGTGGTGAATTTATTAAACAAATACAAGATATAAATTATAAAAATACAGATTGGATAAATGAATGTGTAGAAATATCAAAAAAATTTCCATTTATAGAAGAAGCACATATTGATAATATTTTTCCAAATTCATATAGAATTATTGATAAACTTTCTGATTTTTTAAAACCAACGCAAATAATAGTGACGGATATGGGCACCGCATTACTATCTGGACATCAGGCAATACGATTACAAGAAGGACACACAATGTTTTCTTCATATGGATTAGGAGAGATGGGATATGGTCTTCCAGCTGCACTTGGTGCAGCAATATCGTCAACTGAACGAGAAGTCTTATGTTTGAACTGTGATGGAAGTATGATGATGAACTTACAAGAACTACAAACTATTATACAATATAGATTAAAAGTCAAAATTGTTATATTTAATAATGACGGTTATTTAATGATTAAACATACACAAAAAATGTTATTTAAAGGTAAATATAACGCAGTTGATTCGCAAAGTGGAGTTGTTTTACCAGACTATATGAAAATTGCGGATGCGTTTGGTTATGAAAAATATCAGATAAAATCGTGGGACGATTTTTATGAATATTATCCAAGGTTTATAGATTTTGATGGACCATCAATATGTGAAATATTCATGGATCCTAATCAGGATTTTATACCAAAAGTGAAGGGCGTTCTTAACAATGATAATACAATTTTTGCACCACCAATTGAGGAAATGTCTCCATTGTTGAAAATGGATATCATTGAAGATATTATGAAAGACAATATATCATTGAAATCCAGAATTATAAATAGAGTGTAAAAATATATAAATAATATTATTTATATTATTTATAATGGAAAATAAAATTGTTTTACATAAAGGTGTATATTGGCCAAAAAAAGATGGAGCAGAAGAAATTACTCCGACATATGCTCATCCAACAAGCACATGTTTTTTATTAATGAATACATTCAAAGATGTCCCTGTAAATATATCATCTTTTGTTGATAAAAAAGATGTAATTATTCAAGCTGGTGGAAATGCTGGTTATTATGTAATGCAATATGCAAAAATATTCAATCGTGTATACACATTTGAACCAGACCCAATTAACTTTTTTTGTTTAAATATGAATGTTCGTTCTGAAAATGTTTATAAATTCCAGGGTTGTTTGGGTCAAATAAATGAATGCGTAAATTTATTCAATACTAATGAAACGTTGGGACATGGCGGTTCCCATGTAATTGGGAAAGGACATACACCAACATTTACGATTGATAATTTAAATTTGGAAACATGTGATTTAATTCATTTAGATATTGAGGGTTATGAAAAATTTGCTTTACTAGGTGGTATGAATACAATTAAAAGATGTAAACCGGTTATTGTTGTAGAAAATTTTGGACCTTGGTTACAAAGATATAACACGAATATAGAAGAAATTGAAAAAATTTTGTCAGATGAGATGTATGTACATGTTGGCATTGTTCAAGGAGACCGTGTATATAAACATAGATCTCTCATATAATTTAAACCGATGAACATTTAAAACAGCACACTGCAGGTGTGCTATGTTTGAAATCGTCACCGATATCGCTCCATTGGAGATTGAAAACGTGCCGTTTTACACCTTTTCTCTCCCTTCGGGTAAACGCCCACTTTGTGGGCAGTTATGAGTGAAAAAGGGGGTCCCCTTTGCGCATTTTGAATGCGAAAAGGTGTAAATCTTCAAGGGTGTAAAATTGGACATTCAACAAGTTTACAAATTCTTTACTGACACTGTATCAGTAACGATTTTAAATGACACCCCTGCGGGGTGTCCAATTTTACACCATTGCGCATTTCAAATGCACAATGGTGTAAATCTTCACCGGTATATACTATTCGCAATCTGTTTTGCGGTAATATAGATAAAATCCTCTTGTCCTGCAACCAATTTTTGAGTTCCCAAATTATTTGTTAGTTCAATATATGATATTTTATATTGTTCGGCTGCTTTAATAATGTGTTTTTCAAATCCAGACATTATTTTGTATTTTGATGTTAAAATATTAATAGGTTTGCAAATTGGTATGGGTACTATAAATTTATCACATTGTTCTAATATCTTTGTTTTATTTAAAAAAGGACACTCATATAGATAAGCCATTATTTCAAGGGGTGTATTTCCAGCACCTGCTCCAAATCCGCGAATTGTAACATCAATAATAGATGCTCCTGATTCTATTGCTGCTATTGAATTTGCTACTGCTAATTGTAAATTATTGTGTGCGTGAAACCCAATTGGTATTTTTAATTCAACTAATTTTGAAACTCTCTCTCGAACATCTGACGGTAGATATGACCCAGTAGAATCCATTATTATAATAGCATTTGCTCCATATGATTTCATTTTGAATGCTTCTTCAAATAGGGTTTGTACAGAACACATTGCAGTCATCATAAGAACTCCATATACGATTTTATTTAAAGACGATAAATACTCAATATGGGTTTTTGTTAATGATGCTTCAGTGCAGTGACTAGCAATTCGAAATATATCAACTCCTAACTCAATTGCTGGGTCAATGTTTTTTTTAATGGTTGCAAATCCTGGTATTATATGAACTGAAAGTTTTGTTTTTTTAAGATGTGATTTTGCAATTTGTATCATTTCCAAATCTGATATTAATGATTCTCCAATCAATGTTGATGATGCACCAAGACCGTTTCCGTGCCCCACCTCTATTACTTCTATACCGGCGTCTTCTGCAAAAATACAATAATCCTCTATCATTTCCCTTGTTAGTTGATGTGAAATAGCGTGCGAACCATCTCTCAAAGTTAAGTCATGAAACATTTTCTAGATAATATGTAAATTTGTTTTCATATTATTTTACATGAAACACATTTGCGTAATGCTCAATATTATAAGTTCCAAATACAAAATATAAAAATGTGCGGAATCCGAAAAACATTGAATGAACCTTCCATTATCCCAAGATAATCTTTTCCTTCACCGACTTATCCAGAAGTGGCAACAAAATTTTACCAACATTGGCAACCATGAATGGCGGGTTCACAATTGTAATTTTCCCCAGTTTCTGCAAAAAATTTTTTCCATTTCTCTGTCCTTCATCCGATAAAGCTATAATAAACCCCTTGTATCTCTCAACACCAGTCATTGTTAACCCTTTGAAATCGACAACAACATTATATACGGCATGTGTTTGCAAAATAGTGTCATTCTGTTGAAAAATGAAGTGTATTAAATCCATATAAATATCCGGGTGAATAATGGTTTTGAACATGGTATAATTGAACAGCAACCGGTTTTCATCAATTCTGATAATACTATTGAACAAATCGGTTTTATTCATTTGTTGAACAATGGTATTTGCACAATCAAATTTTTGTCCATTTTTGAAAAATGTGTTTTTTTTATTTTCGGTATAATAATCACTTTTCAAAGAATTGATTTTCTCTAGTATGTTGTTGCTCGATGCCATTTTATTATTATACTAATTATATTTAATATATTTATGAATGTTTAAACTATTGAAGAATAAAATGGGACATTTTAATTCTCCAAGGGTAAGATATCATTAACGATTTGAAATGACGCACTAAAAGGCGTCGCATTTTACACCATTTTAATTCTCCAATGGCGCGGTATCGGTAATGATTTGAAATTACACCCCTACAGGGTGTCCTATTTTAAATCTTCACCGGTATAAATCTTCACTGGTATAAACTATTATTTGCGTTAAAATCATATTTTATATTTCATTTATAAAAATATAAAATGAGCCAAGCTAATGCCGCCGCAAGAAAAAGACGTGCCGGAGGTGCAACTTTACAAGACAATGGAGTTCCCGCGCAAACAAATAATAATTTGCAACCGCAAACTCCTAAAGGTGGACTCACTTTGCCCCAGGTCATTTCTCTCGTGGACAAGCGATTAATTACTTTAGAAACATTTATGAAGGAATCGCAAAATTCTTTGCCTTTACCTATGCAAAGCAGTTCTTCTTTACCTATACAAAGTCAATCTGCATCAGAAGATGCAGTCAATGAAATGGCGGACGAGTTTGACACCAAGTTTGCAGTGTTGGCACAAGAGGTTGCCGATTTGAAAGATATTGTTTTGAAACTGCAGGCCTATACCATGGAGGTCAATAAGACCCTATATGAAGAGAGAATCCAGGTTCTCTCGGATATGGGACAGCCAAAAGATGACAGAATTGATTTCCATATTTCGGATGATGAGATTGAAGAGGTGCCTAATTAAGGCGAAAACGTAACTGCAACTGGTTTTATAACTTGAATATCAGATTCGCGTTGTGCATACCCTCTACACGCAAATATCAAAACATCAACTTTACTATAGTCAATATGTTCTATGTGACATATTTCTCTACAAATTTCAACAATATCACTTTGTGTATATGGACGTGAAGTATTTATAGTTACATTTGCTCTAGATACAATTCCTTCTTTACAAATATAAATGCCCAAAAACTGATTTTGTTCTACATCATATATACCTCCTGAGCTAAAATCTATCAAATGATCTTCCACCATGATTTTACCATTTGTCGATTCTGTGCAAACTAAATTGGGGTCAAAATTTCCAGAACATATAAGTTCTTCTGTTCTTCGAGATACAATACACGATTCGCCAAGTTGTTTGCCTTTTTCAACAAAATAACACAGTTTATTGAATGGAAAATCTACAACAATTTCTCCAGGTCCATTTGATACACCATGACTCCGAATAATGATTCTAATATTTGAACCATTATATGGTACCATAACATTATCAATAATTTGTGTAGCTAACTTACTGAAAAACTGTTTTGCAACATTTGGTATCATTTTAATTTTATATTCTTTCAAGTAATCAAATAAACTTGTATCACGAAACTGAAACTCTTTTATAATCATTTCAATAAATTCATGGTTACTATATTGTAACATATT